TCTTCTCTCCTAATACGGGGATCCTGTCCCTCTAGCCAAATTCTCAACATATTGTTCTTTGCCGGCTAACCACAGTTTGTCCAGCATCGGGTTGGTCGACCCTTTGTGATGCGTTACTATTATTTAGCTTAAAAAGAAAATTAGTCTAGTATTAGGTTGAAAACGTAAGCCAATTGTTCAACATCAGATGCTTCAATACTTTCAACTTCACCAGCCGCATTAATCCAGTTAGTTCCGTTCCAAGTTTCAAGATATTCTAGTGTTAAATTGTACCTAGTATGCCCAACTTCTGGTCCTGCAGGACGCTGTGCTGTAGTACCTTGCGGTACAACCATACCGCTTGTGTTGTCAATTTTTAAGAAAGCATTACCTGTTGTATTAGTTAAGCCAAAAGTAAAGTTACTACTTGACCAGTTCCATAATTCACTATCTCTAAATTTAATGTTTTCTATTTCAGTATATCCAGTTCCATTAGATCTAAGTACACTTGTGCCATCAGCTTCGTCACTTGATACTATATTCCCGTCAATACTAAATTTATGGTCACTACTAAATCCTGTTGATTCAATTAGTGTTCCGTTAAGTGTATGATTCGTTTGTCCTGCTGTAACAAAATTAAACTGATTATTTGATAAGTTTAAGTATGTGTCTCTGTCAGTATCGTAAATACCATCAAGTGATACACTACCAGCAACTTCTAATCCTTCAAGCGTATCAAAAGTATTATTATATCTTATACCGCCTTGTATTGCCGGACGTTGTGCTGTTGTACCTCTAGGAAGTGTTATGTTACTTGTTGCACTTACAGTTACATTACCTGTGGGTTTAAGTATAACATCTCTGCTAGTTCCGCCTAAAACATTTGTTACACTTGTCCAATAATCTATTGAAGGACTGTTTGTAGTAGGCAAGTAAAAAGAAGCAGTGTTTACTATTGAATATCCTGCCGCATCGTTACTTGCTAGTAATAAACTTGTGTAATGATCAAACAATGATGTTATGCCAGGTGCTCTCCAAACTAACGCTCCAGACATTGATGTTGTTAACAAGTACAAGTACTCGTAACATAATTCATTGTAGTTTAATCCTGTAGGATCAGTATACCATGCAAATGCTGGATAGTTATATCCTGCTTGTCCACCTGCTTGATATCCGCCACGTGCAGAATCCATTGCATTTGTAAGTGTGCTTGGTCTAGTTGTACTTAATGCTGTGTACAACCCGCTTATTCTTGGCAGGAGCATACTTTTTAATATCTTTTCGCTTGCTAAATCTCTTTGACTGCCTACACCGTCACCTAAGTAACTATTCATTTCACTTTGGTACACGCCAAAAATTCTGTTTACTGCAAATGATCCAAATGTACTTGATAATGAAGTTTCTTCACTTGCATCTGCATAAACAACTATTCCGTAAAGTCCGCTTGAGAACGTTGCAAGTAATGCTGTATTATCAGCGACACCATCAAAGTTATTATCTAAATAACTTGCTAACATATTTGCCGCATGTTTAATTGCAAGGTCACTAACGTTTGCTGTACCTAATACAGGAATACCAAATACTGTAGTATACCTTGGAAGTTGTGTTTTAAATCCTTGATTTCCGTTAAAGATATCAGGAGTTGATAATTCATAATCTGTAACAATAAATTCACCTTCTGGACTAAACTTACCAATAATTTTATTATCTTCAAATTCTAAGTTTTCTACACGAACTTTACCTGTACCTTTTGCAGTAATATATAAATCTGCATTTGATTCGTTAGTTGCAATAGTTTGAGATGAAATACTAATGCTGTTAATGTTTGCTGTTTTAGTATGCAATTCTTTCCAACGATTTACGGCAGTACCTAAAGTTAATCCTTCAGTTGACCCAGGTTCAAAGTCTTGGCTAATATTTGTGTTAAAATCAACAGTATCAGTTGGAGCATCACCTATTGTAGTAAGTGCGCCGTCGATTGATAAATTGCCGGTCATATCAACGCTTGGTGCATTAACATTTCCTTGGAATACAATGTTTCCAACACTATTAAAATTAATAGCAGATTTAGTTGCTTCAATTACGTTGCCTTGAACAACGATATTATCTAATGCAACTACTCCTTGATTAAGTGTAACTGTGTCATTGTTATTACGTATTTGTACTTGTGAATTTGTTGCAAAAATACTTTCAATGTCAAAACTAGTTCTCTCATTTTCTAAGTCAACTAAAAACTTATCACCAACTCTAAAGTTTCCTCTTTGATCTTGCCCTGTAAAATAAACTTTTGCATTATTAGTTTCAGTTACTTCATTTGCTTGTATAGTTGTTGTGTTATCGTTTGTTATATTTTTTCCAGAACCAATGTATGCAAAGTTTTGATTAATCATATATGCTAAACAATTAGCACCATTTGCTTCAATACCTTTGTTACCATATACGTTAGCACTAGCAATAGTTCTTAGTTCTCCACCATAAACTGTAGTTCCGTCTTTTGCTGTTCTACCAGAACCTTGTAACATGTAAATGCCTCTGTTAGCAAAGTATGTGAAACTATTAAGCCATTCAACTCTTACACCGTTTGTTATTGTTAATGCATCAACACCCGGAGTAATAAATGTACAACTATGAAATAACATACTTGCACTTATACTATTTTGATTAACAACAGATCCGTCAACTAATGCACCTTTACCTGCATCACCTGCATCAAATCCTCTTGGATCACTTACACTTGTAGTTGATCCTTTTGTTAGTACAGTTATGTTTCTAATATAAGGGCTTCTACCAGGTTCTTGTTCAAATGTAGTTGTTGAAAAATTATTAACAAATCTAAAAGCGTGTCCTGTATTAGTTCCACTACTATAATAAAAGTCTTTAACAGTTATATTTTCAATAGTAACATCACTGTTAACTAAGAATGCATCGTTACTTTGTGTAGCTGATGTTGGATAAATTTCAACACCTCTAATGCTATCACCTTGGATTGTAACACCTTTAGGTACAGTCATTGGAAATGTTTCTTGGTACTGTCCTGGGTAAATGTAAATTAGATCTCCGTCTGTTGCAACGCTAAGAGCTTTTGTAAGCGTAGCAAATGGGCCTCCTGGGTTATTACCATCATTAACGTCATTACCGTTATTAGATGAAACATAATAAATTCCAACATCTTTTGTAAGTTCAATTCCTTGATAAACTAGGCCGTTTGCTTTTACACTGTCTGCAATTAAGTTGTCAACAGCAATTTTAAATCCTTTTGCAGGTCCTGTACTATCATTGTCTTTACCAATGTGAAATCTATCACTATCATCTGGTATTAAATCATTTTTAAATTCTGCTAGAAAACTTGCTGTGTCAGTACTGTCATCACCAATAGTAATTGAAGTACCACCGTATGTAATATCTCCAGTAGCATGTACGTTACCGTTAACAGTAAGTGTTCCACCTGTTTGTAATTGTACTTGTCTAGGTACACTTCTTGGATAATATTTTTCAATGTATGCTTTAAATGCTGTTGTGTTTGCATGTTCTGCTAATGTATTTGAAGCAGGAAAAGCAGTACCACTAACAAACTGTGTGTTTAATTCTTTTAACTGTAATACATCATCAGCTTGAATATCTCCATCGCCGTCCCAGTCAAGCGCCGCTAATTCTTCTGCTGTCCAGTTACCTGATTGTGATAATGATAGTGCATAATCATACAAACGATCCATATCGTTAGGTGGACTACTTACACTTATCTTTGGTCCTGGATTCCAATAGTTTCCGTAGTTGCCATTTGAATTCCAAGCCGCTGTTTGTCCGTCAAAAACTTCTGACTTAATACCAATGCCGCCATTAGTTTGTAAGGCTTGAATACCGTCGCCTTTAACAGCAAAGTTATAACTACCAATACCTGTAGTTGTTATGTATCCTTGAGGGTGTGTAGATTTAAGTGTAACGTTTCCACTTGGAGAGCTAATACCTGTGGTTGCAAGTGTAATATCGCCAACTTTAAGACTGTTTCCAAATATAATATCCGGATCACTATTACCTGATGCTGTACGTATTGTACCGCTTATTGTTAAGTTACGAGGAGTTGTTGTAGTGTTAATACCTAAAGTATTATCACGTTTAACAACGAGAAGATCATTATCAAATTTTAAATCTGCTAATTCTCTTAATAAATTATCTTGTAGTAACTGTCCACCAATGCGGGCAACTTGTGTACTCATAATATTCCCTCTCTATATTACTACTATTTATAGTAATTACTTGTCGAAGTTATGTAGTACTTGTACTGGTTTACCTGTTGGTACTGCTGTTCCAAATACTAGATAATAACCTGCCGCATATGGAGCACCTGGACCTGAACTTGGATTTTGAACAACTGTGTAGTTAGTTGTTGCTAATTGAAATACGTTTTCAATAGTAACTAAAATATTATTTTCTGAAATAGGTACAGGGTAGTAACTATCTCCTGAGTTTAATGGTCCAAATGTAGTTTCAGTACCGTTACCATTACCTAAGTTTTGTTGAACAATAGTTGTTGGTTCTCTAAATCTAACTGGTTTCCAAACACTATTTTGATAAACTTCAAAGTCGTTAGTATCTGAATTATATCTAAGCATACCTTCTACACCAGTAAACGGTCGCTGGTTTTGTGTTCCTTTAGGTACAATAACTGCTTTATCAGTATTAACTGTTGCGACTCCTAAAGCATCAATGTTAATGCCTTTAGTATCTGAGTTAATACCTCTAGAAGTTGTTTGTGCTTTTAAAAATCTCATTTATACTTCCAAATAACTAATAGTCATTACTAAGTTAGCTGGTGCTTGACTTGATGTAACAATAGTGTCGCCTGCTTCTAAAACTAACTTTTCAGTATCAAACGTAAATGTGTCAGCGCCAGCAACTACTAAATTATTAATAATTTGGTTAGCATTTGGATCTGCTGTGCCTTTAGTTTGTCCACTTGGTATAACATGCAAATCAAACTGTGAATCATTGTTACCNCCTGTGTCTACAGGTTGTGTATTACAAATCATAATAGTTGTAATTGCATATCTCTTACCAGCTGGAACTGTTAAGTGTGTTTTATCTGCAATAGAAAGTTGTCCGTTTATAATTGCCATATTTTTCTTTCCTTAAAATAACATACTAAACAATAGTGATCTATTAGTACTTATCAATTCGTCTTCGTATGCATTTTTGTTTTTGTACCAAACACCACTATTACCTATAGCCGGGTCTTTTCCGTATATAGCAATATTAGTACCTGGATTTATACTTGTGCCACTTGCTTGAATAGGCATTTTTAAAACGCCATCAATAGTTACAAATGATGTACCTGAACTACTAAGTGTTAGGTCTGTTGCACTAGTTAATGTTGATATTGTATTATCTTGAAATACAATGTCTTCAATTTCTGTTGTGTTTCTTTTGAACTGTGCTACTTCTGCACCGTCAATAGTAATTTTTAAATTACTAACTCCACCATCAATACTTTCGTCAAACAAATTAAGACCCGAGTCTCCTCTTGCAATACTTTGAATTGTAATAGTTTGAATACCTGTTGTAATAGCATCGTCAACGTATTTTTTATTAGGTACGTCATCGTCATCAGTAATTTGTGTTTCGTAGTTATTTGTACCACTTACACTAATTACACCAGTTCCACTATTGATAAGATATAAATCTCCTCCGCCAGTAGTAATAGCATTTGTTCTTAATCCAATAATTGCATTATCTGCTGTTTTAAAAACAAATGTTCCTGCTTTAACTGTTTGTGTTATAGGATCATTAAATGATGTTTGTTCGTCAAAGATCAATAACGCATCAGTAGCAGTTCCTCTATCAATTTGTATACCTGCTGTGTTTTCAGTAACACCTGCTCCATTCTCACCTTTATTTAAAGTGATAATGTTGTCAACTAAATCTAATGTTTGTGAATTAACAGTAGTTTGTGTACCATTAATTTGTAAGTCGCCTGTAACAACAACTGTACCTGCTTGAGTACCTGTGTCAAGTGTAATAGTATTTCCACTTGATACTCTTGCTACATAGTTACCGGTATTTACATTTAAAATTTTTGACATTTATAATTCCTTAAATTGTTGTGGGAAACTTGTCCCCACAACATTTATATCTTATCTTACGATGCTTGTGCGTCAACTACAATGCCGCCACTTTCAGTCGCCGCTTTAGTTGCTAAACCAGCACTACCGTATGCAGTAAAGCCACTACTATCAACACCTGCTAATTCGAAAGTGTTAGTTGCTTTGTTTGCTACTGTATATGCAGTTTCAAGGTTAAGCTCAACCATTCCAACTACGCCACGGATAGATACTTTATCTCCGTTGCTGAAGCCGTGTCCAGTTGCTGTAATAACACATGGATCTGCCGCTGTAGCACCTGAAATAACTTTTTCAACTGCTGTACTTGCACCTGCAGAGTTTCTTGCCCACTTGTGCTTTGATCCGCCTTCAAGTTGCATTTTTCTGTTGTACATTTTTGTAATCTGTTTAGTAACACCGTCACTGTCAGTTACGTTAATGCAAAATTCGCTTGCACCTAATCCACCGATTGACTTGTTAACAAGTGTACAAGTTTCTGTCTTACTTCCATCAGTTACAATAAATTTGTTTGATGATCTTTGTGACACAATATGTGATTCAGTAGTAATTTCGTTGCCAGCCGCAAATTTTACTGCTGTTACTTGGATTTTACCTGCTCCATCACCAATGTGTTTCTTATTAATAGGTCTTCCCATTTTTTTCTCCTTATGTTTGACGTTCTAGGTCTACGCTGTGGGTTAAACAGCATAAGTCCTCATCTTAGAGGTTCTCTCTTAGACATTGTATTTATCATTGCGAATGTGATTAATAAAAAATCGTATGTGATCGAAGTGTTTTGCTAAGGTTTCGAACAATTCGATATTCAAAGAAGTAGTACATCTGTTATAACTAATTTTTCCAATACTCGAATAGTAATCGATGTTTATTCCGTATTCAGGAAATATGCCTGTAACAAATAAACATGTATCACCTAGTGTTTTTGCATCTCTTGAGTGTTTTAACTCTAGCATAGATTGGGCAAATGTTTTTGTTGGAAGAAAGTCCGATTTGTCAACGTGAGAAGCAAGCAACAAAACAACATAGTGTTCGATGTACTCAGGCATCTCAATGCCTGTTCTATAACGTGTGTCTTTTACAACGTCATAGAAAGCTGAGGCGTACTCGTCCTTCATACTAATATTTAGTCAAGAAAAAAGACACCGAAGTGCCTTTTAAAATATAAGCAAAATAGGTAGGACTTGGGTACACCTACAAGCACGGACCGAAATACCATTTCTAAACCGTACAACCTATCCCCGCGGGTTAGTGCGATGTGACTCAGCGTATTTCTACTACCAAGCCTGGGTACCACCCCTGGACAGTCCAGTTCGACTCTTTTGGTAGGAGCCTCTTCCTGGCACTATAAACAAAAAGTAATTAGTTTTTTGTTGCTTATATACTTAATATAACATTCTTTATTCACAAAGTCAACCTCTTTTTTGCCAAAATAGGAAAAAAAGTCAAAAAAATAGGCCCTCGAAAGGACCTATTTTAATTTTATTTCTACTAAGAGACTTAGCTGAAGCTTACGTTGGCAATAGAAACTTTGCCTAAGTAGTCAGCCGCGTTACCTAGTGAAGAAGCAACGTTTGATAACTCAACATAACCGTAGCGTGTCATAAATGATACTACTGGCTCAAATGTTGATGGATCAAGTACAACGCCACTTGACATTAATGGAATATAAGGAGCGTAGAACGCTGGTGCGTCTGATTCGCTTGATCCTTTGTATCCAACTAATACGTCAGTAGAGTCGCCTGCATATGCGTCAACGTATACTTTCATTGCACCGTTCAAAGTACCAACCATTTTAGTGTTTGTTGGAGCTTCAAAAGTACCTTCAGTTGTACGTGCAAATGCACTTGTTGTTGCAGACTGTAGGATAGTTAATGCAAATGGGCTAACCACTGCATAGTTACCTGCGCCACGACGTGTTCTTGCCGCGATATCGTTAGCAACTTTGTTGATCATAACAGCTAATGCCGCATGCTCGTCGCCTACGAATGTTGCAGTTCCTGAAACGCCGTTTTGATCATATGCTTGGCTAGCTGTACCAGCTAGTGAACGCAATGATGCAAGGATCTCTTGATCGATCTCAGCAGTAATTTCTTGGGCTAATGCCGCCATTACTTCTGCTTCAATATCAATACCTTGTTGTGCTTGAGCGTCTTGAGCCGCTTCAAAAGTCCATCTAGCTGATAGCTTTCTGGTTTTTGCTTCGACTGTCTGCTTTAAGATTTGGATTGACAATCTCTTGCCTGCTGTACCTTCTAAAGTAGCGGTTGCATCTGCTTTATCAGTTGAACCTCCACCTGAGTAGCCAACACCAATCTTAAATGGTGATAGAGCTTCTTCGCCTGCAGTCACATCATCTAATGTGTCTGAGTATCTAACTCTTAATGTGTGGATTTGACCCACTGGACCTGTCATTGGCTGTACACCGACTAATTCGTTGGCGATAACAGTTGGCATAACACGTCTGATTACTGGTAGGATAACTCTGTTAAGAGTTGCAACATTTCCTGCTGAAGATGCACCTGCTGTAGCTGATTCTGCCAAATACCTTTTGGTATTTTCCAGAGTCACGCCCATCACGGCTTTCTTATTGCCTTCTAGGCCTTCAAGAAGTGCAGTCTTTGTATCCTGCCAGCGACTTTCTAATAGTTCTGACATTTTTTTCTCCTTATTTCAATCCTGCAAGTCTTCGAATATCAACTACGTTATCCGTAGCTGACGGGCTTGCATCTATGTCATTAGTTTGTTTATTGCCTGTAATTTGTGTGCCTTCAGTAAGTGTTGCCTTGGTTTCCTTAGCTGGAGTGTTCCCTGCGATAACGCTTGGCATGTACTTTTCAAAAGACTTATTAAGTTTTTCGGTTTGTACAGATTCCAGTAAGTCAGCCATGATTTCCTTTTGCTCACCGTTTAATGGTGAAAGGAGTTCATTCATAACTTCTTTTCTTTTAGCTGTGTCTTTTGCAATTCTAATTTCAGCGTCTTTGCTTTCTACTAGTGTTGCTTTGTCTTCAGCTACTTTTTTAGCTTCAGCTAATTGTTTATCTTTCAACGTAACTACTTTTAATAGTTTTGCTGTTTCGGACTTCTCATTAAGATAGCTGTTAGTATATTCTGATGCAAAAGATTCAAAAATCTTACGTCCAAAATCATTCTTACGTGCTGTATCAATGTCTTCCTTCAATTGAGTCATTTCTTTATTAAGACCTTTCTCAACTGTTTCAGCAACAATTTTTGTTGCGTCTGTGATAAACTTGGATTTAACTTTAGCTAGATGTGTTTTGGCTTCGCGTACTAAGCGTACTTTTGTCTCAGCCAAGTCTTTTTTATCTTCATAAAACTCTGCGATTTCTTTAGATAGTGAATCAACAACAAAATTCTCAAGTTTGGAAAACTTTCCTGCCATAGCTTTTTGATCTTCATGTAATTCGCCGATCTCTTTGCCTAACTGCCCAACAACAAATTGTTTCATTAGTTCTGCGTTTTCACGCATCGCTACTGCATACTTTGCTCTTGCTTCGGCTAGTTTTTGACGATCATCTGCGAACTCATTAAGTTCTTCTGCAAGTTTTTCTTCTAACATAGTATCAATAGCTTCCACCATTGTTGCTTTGTCATGCTCGTACTTTTGAGCGAATTCCTCGCGAAGCTCAGCTGTGGCGCTCAAACGATTCTCTTGAATCCTTTGTTCCCATGCTTGTTCGATTTCTGCTCTGATATCTTCGGAAATTGCATTATTTTCAAAGAGTGCTTTCAGTGCATCTAACATTATTTTCTCCTTGTTAGCGGAGACCGTTGATAATGTTCACCAACGATTCCTTTAAGTATTTCTGTGCCTTTTCGTCGCCATTAAGTTCGCGAGCCATATTCATTGCCTGATAGCCACCACGGCTATTTAATAAGTGTTCGTAAATGGGAGTCGGATACGCTCCCGGAGCACTTGGTTGAGCAACTGCGTCAACAGTAATAATTTCAAACTCGCTGACTTGGCCGCTACCATCTTCTTTAACATTTCCAGATCCCCTAGATGAGACACCAATTTTGACGCCGTTATTAATCATTGTCTGAACTAGTTGTCCCATCGGGGTTGGAATTACTTTAAGTTTTCCGTAACCGTTTGGACCATCCATCCACATTTCTGTGATCATATGGCTTACACGATCTAAATTAATATTAAGTCCTTCAGGATGATCAACTTCACCTAATACACTATATCCACCTTTAATCTGATCGTTGAGCGTGTTGACAGCTCTACCAATTTCAGTTACAGGATATACACGCTGGTTAGCGTTTCTAACACCACCTTGTATGCAGATACCTTTAAGATAAAGGTCTTTTTCACCTTTGTCGTTTTCAGTAGTCTCGACGACCATCTTTGCTTGGTCGAATGATAGTGTTTCAGTTAAGTTTAACATCTAGTTTTCCTTAATCTCAATTAAGAACCAATAGTACTTTTACTATTTGTTCCAGTTTCGCCTGCGCCTTTTTTCTCTGCGCCATGGCCTTTAGCGTTTGCACTCATTGACTTAGAAGCTTTTCCACCTGGTACATTTACATTACCCATGTTATCTTCTTTAGCCGACATTGCTGAACCTTTTTCACTACCTGTACCGCCTTTTGCGATATTAGCAGTGGATCCACCCATGTCATTTTTACCAGCAACTGGTGATTTAGTACCGTCTGTTCCAGTATCGCCCATTTTAGGTGTTACTTTCTCTACGTACTCTCTCATTTGCTCTCCAGCAGTTTTAGTGCCTTCGAAAGCTGGTGCTTCGTCTTCTACGCTAAGTTCGGATCCGACATCAAATGCCTCGTCCTTGTCTTCATCACCTTCTGGATCCATATCTGGCATATCAGCGGCATCTTCGTCGCCTTCTTCACCATCTTTTTCACCTGACATCATTTTTTCAAATTCCATCTTAAGGTCATCAAGAGCATCTTCTAGATCAACTACACGGTCTTCGATTTCTTCTTCATCGCCGTCCATATCGCCGTCTTCACCTTCTTCGCCGTCTGCTTCGATGTCTTTCATCATTGCATCTCCAGCGTCACCGCCCATTGGGTCAGCTTCTGGTGTAAATTCTCCGAAGTTTTCATCAACTTCTTCGTCTGTTGTTTCGTCTAAATCTTCATCTGACTCATCAACTTCTTCGTCTGTTGCTTCGTTAGTCTCTTCGTCGTCTGAAGACTCATCTACTTCTTCATCTGAAGCTTCATTAGTTTCCTCATCGTCTGATGATTCATCTACTTCTTCGTCTTTAACTTCGTCAAGATCTTCCAAATCTGTTTCTAGCATCTTTTCATAGATACCACGTGACTTTTCAATAACAAATTCGTGGAACAGTTCATCTGCGCCAGTGCGATCGTTATTGACAAGTTTTTCGAGCATTTGCTCTAATTTATTGTCTGCCATTGTTTTCTCCTATATGTTTAATTAGTATGTAAGGCTGTCTAGTATTATTTACACTATGTTTAATAAATGTACGGAAAACGGCGTCAAAACGAGTCGTTTAGTCGCAAACCGTTTAAAAATCATAGTATCTTTTAAACTCACTCACTTTTATGTGAGATAAATTCGTACATTTTTTTAATTGTTTAGGTATAAAATCATCATCATCTGCTACAATTCTAATGTATCTTTTACCTTGATGTGCATCACACGTTGATGCTGTTTGCCTTTCCCAGTTGCCAAAGTATGTTGCGGCCTCGCCTTGTCTCTTATAATTGTGTGTTCCTGCGTATAAGTTATTTACCTTACTTCGGTTGCCTTGAGTGTCCATTGAGCCGTGAAAATCCATGCCTAGCATATAAATTGTATCGTGTGCGTGTGTACTTGCTAACCATAGTGCTGTAGGACCACTACTCCAACCCTTACTAGGTTGGAAATAATGAAAGCCTTGAAAGGTATGAAACTGTTTATTTGGATTTGTCCAAACTTCGTGTTCCATTTGCCATTTGCTTTGATTAATTTCAAGTATCATTTTTACGTCAACAGCAACTAGATAATGCGGTTCAAAATGTCTAAACATTGCATTACATGCATATACTTTTCCGTAATTTTTAAGTGGATATAAATCTATGTCTTTTCGGCTCTCGCCATTACCTATTACAAAGGCTACAGTCATTGTACATCGTCCTATACTTCAGGTTGAGCTTGAATACCGTACATTTGACGTACAAATTCTAATTCTTTTTGCTTTTCTTCTTGATGTAACTCTGATGATCTACGAGCTTTGTTTATTTGGCGTAATGTTAAACGTGTCTTACGTGTGTCATCACGGTTTACAATACTACGATCATCGGTAGCATCATAACGCTTGTCCTCAATAGGATCAATTGTTTCTTTATCAAAATAAAATAATTCTCTTAGTATCATGTTAGTATTTATGCCGGAGGCGTTTCTGCGCCAGCATCTCCCCCTGCGTCTGGTGTTGTTACTGAATCAACTCCTTCACCTTCACCGGTAACCATGCCTTCAGTATCATCTACTGGTTCTTCACCTGCTAGGTCGCCTTCAATACCAGCACCACTAATACCTGCTCCACGCATTTCTGCACTTGCATCTGTTGGTGCTGTTGATAAGTTCTCATCATTTTCTTCTTTCCAGTAGCGTTCGTTATCTGCAATCTCTGAATCGCTCATTCCTAAGAAACGTTTCATTGCATATCTGTTACTAATAAATGGAATTGTTTGAATTTGTGCAAACGTACCAATACGTTGATTATCTAATTCACTTTGTCTGTAACTTGCAAAGTTTTGTGGTGGTTGAAATAATAAGTCAAACATTGCAATATCAACATTAATACCTTTTTCTAATAGGTAACGTTTAAATTCTTGATTGAATACTTCGGCTATAAGGTTCTGTAAACGCTCACAATACTTGTTAAAGCGTAGTTCTTGTATGTATGCAGTACCTACTCTACCGTCGTTAAATGAGCTTTGACCTTCATCTTGTGCCGCGGCTGGTAAGTATGAACTTGGAATACGTAAACCTCTTACTAGTTTGTTTGTAAAGTATTTTAAGTCATCAATCTCACCTAAGTTAGTACCACCAGGTAGTGTTTCAACTTTAGATCCACGTCCTTCTGCTGTTTGTGGAAAGAAATAATCTTCGTTAGTTGATAATGGATTGTAAGCACTATCAATAACACTTGTGCCACCGCCTGTTTTACTTGGAATACGTCTTTGATGTATTTCTGTTTTTACTCGCTCAACAAATTGCATAGCTAAATGACTTGGCATGTTACCAACGTCAACATAAAATACTCTACGCTCTGGAGCTCTTTGTGTTCTGTAAATAATAATAGCATCTTCGAGTAATTCTTTTTGTTTGTATACTTTAAATATACCTTCTAATAATGAATTACCAAAAGGTGCATTGTTGTCTAAACCTTCGCTTAGACTCATATGTACCATATGCTTTGCATCAATAGCATGTTCTTTAGTTTTATCGTGACCAAAGCGTCCTGCACTTGACCCAGATGTTTGTGTATTTCCAACCATACCACGAACACCGCCAGTTAAGTATCCATCGCCACCGCCTGTTACGTTACCGTTTGTAGTATAAGGAGTAGTTGCTACATTGTCTACAAAATTTAAATTAATATCTTTGACAATATATTGCTCAGGCTTTTTACCTTCAGATTCATTAACAATAATACTTGAAACTTTTGCAGGATCAACATGATGCCATTTAGTAGTTTCGGGATCTCTAATAAAAAATGCATCTCCAAACTTAAAAACATTACGCACAATTTTAAACATGCGTGTGCCAAAGTTATTAAGTTTAGTCCATTGTTGTAAGTATTGCTCTAAAACTTTAATTTCTGAATTAGTAGCCATCTTTTTAAAATCAATACTAAAACTTGTTTTATTAATAGGATTTTGCTGTGAACAAAATTCAGCTAAAATATCTAATGCGGCGTTTACTTCACTATCTTGATCCATAGTATTGTATTGTCCGTAACGCTCAACTCTATTAGGAGCACCTGTGTATACATCAGGCAAAAAGCTAGAATAATTTGATCTTGCTGGTCCTGGCTGTGTGCCTTGACCTATGCTTAAAGGACTATTTGTTCCTGCTTGTCCTTCTACTGGTGTAAAATATCTTTTCCAACTCATACTATTTTTTCCTAACGCCCATTTAAATTACCGTTTAACTTTTCAGTGGCTTTTTTGTTGCCTCTCATTACATCAATTAATCCATCTAACTTATTACTTAGCCATCCGCCTTCGCCACCATTAGCATCTTTGGCATCGTCTTTTTTGCCTAAATCACCAGTAATTTCCTTCATTTCTGACGCAGATGCACTACCTGCTACTGCTTCTTCTATTGTAGGATTCGCTGGTGCTGAAGTAACAGTTCCAGATGCTTCTGGAGAAGCTCCAATTCCTAGTTTTCCTCTAGCCCAATCACCTATTTTTCCTGAAGGTAGCACTGCACCAATATAACCTTTAATTGATTCCCAGCTAAACAAATGAGTTATTCCAGCCCATATTGTTTTAAACGCTGTACCAATAGCTCCCATAAATCCGCCTTCGTCAAATGCTTTTTTAAGATTATCCCAACCTATAACTGCAATAAGTCCACCAACAATTAAACTTGCAATTTTAACAAATGGATTTAATTTTGCTATCATTTTAATTAATTTAAAGGTTATAAATCCACCTAGTGCAAGCCAACCAATACCTTCTGTTAAATCTCCAAACGCACTAATAATTTTGTCTTTAAAGGCTTGGAATAAATTCTTTATTCCATCTTTAGAAAACAATAGGCTAAAAAATTCACTAATTTTTGGTGCATACTTTTCATATAACTTTGTAAACGTTGTCATCATTTTATCAAACGTTCCACCTTCAGCAAAAAATGCATCTATCTTAGGTGTAAGTTTAGCCCATAGATCTGTAAGATATTTAAATATCTCTTTTACTTTAGGCCATAGTGTGTCTTTAACATAGTTCCACATACCGCCTACGCCGCCGGTCATTGCGTCCATTCCTTTACCAGTGATCCAATCCCATAGGCTACTTAGACCTGGCATAATGTTCGTTGTAAAATACTTACTAGCATCTTCGTACATTGTTTTAGCTTCTTCAGTAGTAGGTAAAAAGTCTGCAATTTTATCAGATAAGTCTTGAAAAATTCCACTGTCAACTATTGCCGCTTGTATGTTACCTTGTATTGTTGCTACTGTCTCAGCAAATGTACCCATCTTTGCTGTAATCTTATCACGTTTATCTTGTTCAGCAGTGGTTGCACCTGTTACTGTTTTTTGAACTCTACCTAGTT